ACTGTATCTGACCCTGGTTCACCAGCCAAACTCATTGGTATGCACGTGGCGGGTTCAAAGAACCATAGTAATTGGTCTGTAGCTGTATGGAGGGAGCTGATCGAAGAAGCTCTGACCCATTTTGATGTTGTAGCCCAAATGGCTGGCTCTTTTTCACACTTAGAGCCCGCTGAGATGAATGTTACTGGTGAGTTTTTGCCTGTGGGTGTTCTGACAGACGGGCCCGCAGAATTGGCGAGATCCTGTATTGTGCCATCATCACTACATGGAAAGTTGACTGAACCCACGACAAAGCCTGCCCATTTAAAACCATTTTATCGCGATGGTGTACGGATTGACCCGTTGGAATTGGGGGTAAAGAAGGCAGGGAAGTTTATACCCATTATTTCCGAGGAGGCATTGGATGTTGCAACACGTGACGTGTCGTTGAAGATCCAATACAATTATCGGCGCGACCCCGTCCCCCTCGAGGTGCTATCGTACGAGTGTGCTGTTGCAGGCATTGAAGGCAATGATTTATTCAACGGTGTCTCGAGAGTGACCTCGCCCGGTTACCCATACATCAACACGCTTGCGCGTGGTAAAGGAAAAACAAAGTGGATGGGAAGTGAGGAGTATGTTTTTGACACTGAGGACGCGTTAAAGTTACGTGCCGATGTTGAACGGCTGGTTGATGATGCAAAGAATGGGCGTCAGCTGGATGTGCTTTGGTGTGACACACTCAAGGATGAACGTCGACCAAATGAGAAGGTTGACCAAGGCAAGACGCGGGTGTTCTCAAACGGGCCAATGCATTTTAACATTGCATTTCGGCAATATTTCCAGGCTGCATTTGCTCACATACAACACAACCGTATATACAACGGGATCGGTGTGGGCTTAAACGTGTGGTCTGCCGAGTGGGAGACATTGTATCGCCACCTCACGAAATTTGGCACTGAGAGCGTCATTGACGGAGACTTTGGCAATTTTGATGGAACGTTGAGTGCTGCAGCCTTGTGGAGAGTATTGGACATTTTCAACGATCTATACGATGATGGTGAGGAGAATGCAACTGTAAGAAGAGCTTTGTGGACTGTTGTCGTTAATGCTACCCGGTATTATCGGGGACAGGTGTACCAGTGTACACACTCTGTTCCGTCAGGTGTTCCTGGAACTAGTATTATTGACAGTATGGCGCTACTAATATTGTTTCGTGTGGTGTGGATGAAGTTGGCACCAAAGCGTTACCGAAATATGGCAGCCTTCGATAATCATGTCTCACTTATCACCTATGGAGACGACAGTGTTTTGAACATCGCGGAGGAAGTTCTGGATTGGTTCAACATGGAAACGATTGCTAAGGCATTCGGTGAAATTGGTATGGAATTCACAGACGCCGACAAGAAAAGCGAGATTGTGCGATTCAAGACGATACGTGACATCCAGTTTTTAAAACGGAAGTTCGTATGGTCTCCGCTCTTGGGACGTCATACTTGTCCAGCAGACTTTGCATCGCGTTTGGAAAGTTTGAACTGGACGAGAAAGAATAATGTGATTGATACGCGCATCATAGAGGCAGACACCATACAGAATGTGTTTATGGAAATTGCTGCACATTGCGACCGCGCCGGGACCTCATATACTTTTACATTGTATTATGCAGTAGGAGCACTTGCGCAGATTTCAGTAACTACTGACACAGGGGGTGGTGGAACTCCGCCGCCTCCTCCGCCTCCTCCTCCGCCGCCGC